GAGATTTTGGCAGCTTCCTCGGTGCGTTGGCTGAACTCGGGTATGGGTGGGCCTATAGGGTGCTTGACGCTCAAAACTTCGGAGTCGCACAAAGACGCAGAAGGGTGTTTGTTGTCGGACATCTTGGAGATTGGAAACCTGCCGCAGAAGTATTATTTGAGTCCGAAAGCCTGCGAGGGGATATTAAGAAGGGCAGAAAAGAGGGGCAAGACCCTGCCAAGTGCCTTACAACACGCATTAGAAATGACTTTGAAACAGAATCTTTTGTGTACGAAAACCACGCACAAGATAGCAGAGTAAAAGAAGTAACAATAAGCCCTACTGTATCTGCTAAATGGGGTACTGGTGGCGGCAATGTGCCGATAGCAATGCAAGGTAATCTGATTGGTAGAGATGCTGGCGGCCCTAACGGTGTAGGCGTATCGGATAGCAATACGATGTATACACTTACAAAAACAGATGTTCATGCGGTAGCGTTTTCACAACAACCCATCCCTGAATATTATGCACATCAATATTGTCAAGACAGGGTTTATTCCACGGAGGGCATTACTCCAGCTCTCAATTGCTCTCAGGCGCATAAGTTTAGGTTTGATATGGCAGTTCGCAGGCTTACACCCGTTGAGTGTGAGCGATTGCAGGGCTTTCCTGATAACTACACAAACATACCCAAAGCAGCAGACGGAAACAGATACAAAGCATTAGGCAACTCAATGGCAGTACCAGTAATGAGGTGGATAGGTGAGCGAATCAATCAATACGAGCAGCGAGGAATGGCGTAACGAATGTGAGGCTAGGGACTTACTTACTTGGCCTTTAGCAAAAAGACGAAAACAATTAGCTTTAGTATTAGAAAAGCGTGGTGAGGCTGGGTACTACAAACTTACAGAGGAAATGACAAGGCAATGGACAGAAAAACAGACGAGGCACTTGAATCAGCCCAATTTATCTTTGAAAACTCCGACCAGTACGCAAAAGCGTACTCAAGGCGAATTGCTTTAGAGCATCATATAAAAGCAGAAAAAAGCGTACAGATGATTGCGTCTAGCCAGCCTAGCATTTCCGGCAAGGAGATGGAGGCACAAGCCAGCGACTCTTTTAGGCAAAAGATAGATGAGTTAGAGGCTGCGGCTTACAATGAAAAAAAGCTCTACAACCAAATCAAAGCAAAAGAGTTAATGATAGAAATATATAGAACAGAAAGCGCTAATAATCGTATTCTTGATCGTGCCGTAAGATGAACGATCTACCATTCTACATTGGCATTTTTATTATTATTTGCGTTTTTTTATCAATCTGGCTTGGGATGAAATGACGAAAGATGAAAAGAACACATTGGCTGCGACTGCAAGACTCGGATGTATTCTTTGCTCCGAAGTCTTTGGGATTGAAGGCTCTCCGGCAGAACTCCATCATGTGCGCCGTTACGGAGCTAAACGGTCTACATCCCCTGTCTTGCCATTATGCCCAGAACACCATAGGGGAAACGATGGTGTTCACGGATTGGGTGCAAAAGGTTTTGAAGCTAAATGGGGCATTACCTTCACGCAGCTCTTGGAGTCGGTCAGCAAAAGACTGGGAAAGTAAACTTAGAGTTCCAAGGGATCTAGACCGAGTTCTGTAGCTACAAGTTTGCAGCGATCCCTAAATGCTTTGCCGTGATGCAGCCATCTATCGCCTTTTTGCCGATGAAAGCTCATGTGGATCATTTCATGACATAGCGTAGTAATTACGGTGTAGTAATGACCGCACCTAGCAGACGATACCGTAACTGTATGCTCAAAATCCTCGCCAGTATCGTATAGGTATGTACCCATAATTTCAGAGTCAGCAGTAACTACGAAATCAACTTCTTCTGGTAATGGCATCTTCCAACGGCTGTACGGATAGCAACACGCTAAAGAAGCGTATAGATTGCTAAGTACGGCTGGAGTAAGTTTCATGCCTTCATGCGCTAAACACGATGGATTGCGCCACGAAAATCAACCTCATCCTCGCCAACCACTCGCACAATCTCAGGCTGCAACATCTTGCTGCGCTCAAAGCTCAAGACTACAAAACCCTGCCCCCAGTCTTTTGGGGTATCTTCTGTGTATGCAAACTGCTGGGAGTATGGATCAGCCAATGTGCCTGTCTGAACGCCCCAGCGTGTACCGTTATAGTCTGCAAACGGAATTGCTGAAAGTACATGGGTATGGCCTGTAATCATATTCACACCTGCATTGACCGCATTGTTTCTGCCTCCAGTCCAACCGCCCTTCCAGCGATGTTTAATGCAAGTATCTTCATTTACCCAAAACGACCAGCAAGGCTGCCACGCTGGAAAATACTCTTTTAGCGTTGTGCCTCGCACTCCTTCAAACGCAGGCAAGTTAGCGACTATTGACATCTCTAAGCGTTGATCGTGATTGCCAAGAGGCCAAAACATTTTTGCCCCTTTTGATACTTTTTCAATCTGCCCTAAGTAATGTTGGCAAGCCTCTAGCTCCTCTTTAACGGTAGGCAGTTTAGACCAATCTGCTCTAGGAAAGCGACTGATATTAGCGCCATCTAGCGCATCGCCATTACATACAATAGCTGTAGGCTTAAATTCTTTAATGGTTTCAAGTAAGGCTTTAAATGCGGTAGTTGTTTCGTCAGGCCAAAAGTGGGCATCGCTAAATACAATGACTCTGCCTTTCTCTATATCCATGCCTCTGCGTGTATGTCCAGGCGTTTGTTCAGTCTTTTTGAAATACGCAGGATTCTCGCTTGCAAAGGTATCTAAAATAATTCCATACCTATTCTCTAATGATCGTCTACGGGACATTACATTGCGTATAGCAATATCATGTTTTTTTGCAAATTTAGTAGGGCTTCCTATTTTTTTCCAAGAAGCAATCCACTCATCATCTGTTAGGTGATAGCCAGCCATATATGCCTTTGCTTTAAGATATTGAATATAATACAATAAATCTAGTTGTATAATATTCTACATTTAAGGATTTTACTACTGCAATATGGAATCTAGATTACAAAACTGGGCGTGGTATGTATCTTATGGGGTAATTGGCCCACAGGTAGAAACAACCTGTCGCTCGTTTGAGAAAAACTATATGCCAGAACTAGGCAATCTTTACGCAGAAGCAGAGCCGCACTACGAGCCTGACCATGTAGACGGTGATCTGATAGAGCAGGCGATTAAGGGTTTACCACTAAACCTACGGCAAGCGCTTAAACTGAGATATGTAAGCCATCCATACGCATCCATTAACCAGCTTGCTAATGCCGCAAGAACGACAGCACATAAAATAGAAGCAGATTTACATAATGCAAAAAAACGACTCCAGCACGAGCTGGATAAAAAAGCCAGGTCAAATCACTATAAGAGCTTGCTCAAGGTGCAAGATCAGCAAATCGACTGAAAACGGAGTAATGGAGATATATGGCAATGGTATATACCAACGATTCGTCTGTAAAGCCTGCCATAGTAATAGCAACAAAGACGGCTAAATGCCTCCCTGTGCTGTTTTCGTCTATTGACCAGTATGTGCCACTAGATGTAACTGTTATCGTTTCTGGGAGCGATCTAGAGCTTCCTAGACACCAAACCATTAACTTGCCAAACAACGGCACTAATTATGGTGATTCATATAATGATGCGGTGCAATATGCGTTTGATATGTTCCCTGAGATTATTGTCGCAAACGATGACATAGTATTAACCCCTAGTAGCTACTCTAAACTAATGGAAGATGTAGTGTTGTTAAAAAACAACAAACTAGGCTGGGTATGCAGCAGATCGGATTATGTGCGTAGTTTACAAAACATTAGAGTAGGCTCGGATCGTACTGGAATACGCTATGATGAGGAAGATAAGATCGTTAAGTGCGATGTTCTTTCCCCTTTATTTGGTTGGATTAGCCGACAAGCGTGGGTAGATTACAAGCCGATTAACTGGTATTCAGACGATATACAATGTCTAGAGATGAGGGCAAATGGCTTTGTAAACTACATTAGTCGCTCGTATGTTCACCATGTAGGCAGCCAGACTATCGGCATGGATAACCAAAAGAATGACCTAGAGGCGCAGGCATGGATCAGGGTGCATATGCCGGAGCTATATGATGTATGGTTTAAATAATTTACTTGACAATAAAAAATAGGGTAAAATTGTGCTAGGAAACCTTTGCCCAAAATTTGTGAGATAGCCAATGAAGCCAGAAAAAACTACGATTATGATCGGTCTGCTGGGTGATAAGCCCAAAATGGGCATGAAAGAAGAGGGCGGCTTGTTGGCAGAGGACAAAAGCTCCTGCCCACTATCTACAATGGATGCCGACATCAACAAAGGCAACATGAAAAAGGCTGTATTAACGGCTGATTATGGATCTAAAAAAGATGGTGAAGGAAAATGCAAGGCTTGTGAGTATTTCAATACTGATATGGCTGATTGTGGCGTACCTAAAGGTAAGGGCCATTGCGACATTTTTGACTTTGTATGCGACCAAAACAACGGCTGTATGGCTTGGGAAGCAGTAGGCGAAGAAGAAATGGAGATGGAAGATGAAGAATAGTCTTTACGGAAACATTGCCGCCAAGAAAAAACGCATTGCCGAAGGATCAGGCGAGAAGATGCGTAAGCCAGGCACAAAAGGCGCACCAACCGCAGCCGCATTTAAAGCCGCAGCCAAGACAGCCAAGCCAATGAAGGCCAAAAAATGAAGATGAGCAAAAAACAAGCCAAGATTGGCAAAGTAATGGGAGAGTACAAAGAAGGTACTTTACATTCCGGCAAGGGCGGCAAGGTCGTAAAGAATCCTAAACAAGCTATGGCTATTGCTATCAGCGAAGCATCTAAATCTGCTCGTTATAAAAAATGAAAGTCCGTGAGGCTGCTGGAATCCTAGAGCGCATGGGCGTTGCTGGGTACAATAAGCCTAAACGCACACCTAACCATCCCACTAAAAGCCATGTAGTAGTGGCTAAAGAAGGCGATAAAGTAAAGACGATTCGATTCGGTCAGCAGGGCGTAAGCGGTAGCCCAGCCAAAGAAGGCGAATCAATGGCTAACCAAGCTAGGCGCAAGAGTTTTAAAGCAAGACACGCTAAGAACATAGCCAAAGGCAAGATGAGCGCAGCGTTCTGGGCAAACAAAGTGAAATGGTGATTACATAAGATGTCAAAATGTCTTAACATAGGTAGTGGAAAAGACTTCTTGGAAGATTGCTTAAACGCAGACATACAGGCCATTAGAAACCCTGATTGGGTTCTAGATATTACCAATATACCTTGGGGAGAAACAATCTCTACAAGATTTGGCGATATAGAGGTAAAGAAGGGAATGTTCGATAAGATCATCGCTAACGATGTTCTAGAACATATACCTAATCTTGTGTTAGCCATGACAAATTGCAAGGACTTGCTATCAGATAAAGGCGAGTTCCACATTCATGTTCCCTATGACCTCAGTCTAGGCGCATGGCAAGACCCTACCCATGTCAGAGCATTTAATGAGCGTAGCTGGGTTTACTACACAGAATGGCATTGGTATTTAGGCTGGACAGATAGGTTCTACATAAAAGAGGTCGTATTAGAAAAAAGCCCATTAGCGGATGAATTGGGCATAAGCGATCAGATGCTAACAATTCTGCCAAGAATGGTAGATAGCATGAAGGTAATATTAACTAAACAGGAATAACTGTTGTAGAATAGCAACATCATCAACCATCAACCCAAAGGGAATGGCATGGAAAGTTCTACAGAAAACAAAGAATTAGGAATCGCCTCGAATAATCGTGGCGGTCAGCCAGGCAATCAGAATGGCAAAAAGAATAAACTGTTCTACGACAGGATACAGAAGCATCTTATCCAAAATCCAGCAAAGCTAGAGAAGATCGTAGAAACGCTTGTAGGCGCTGCACAAGACGGTGAGCCTTGGGCTGTTAAAGAGATCATGGATCGCATAGACGGCAAGGCAGTACAGTCTACAGAGATTAGCGGTGTAGATGGCGAGGCTATCGAATTAAAGCAAATTGAGTTCATTATCAAGCGCCCAGAGTGATCGAAGCAGAAGAAAAACTAAGCCTTGAGATACCAGAGAAGCTAGAGTGCTTGCTGGAGGACTACCGTTTCAAAGTCGTTTACGGTGGGCGTGGCTCATCTAAGTCTTGGACAGTAGCTAGGGTATTGCTTGCTATAGGCCGTAGAAAGAAGATTAGAGTCTTATGCGCTCGTGAGTTTCAGAACTCCATTAGTGACTCGGTACACGCTCTGCTTGCAGATCAGATCAAGTCGCTAGGACTGGATGACTTCTACACAGTACAGAATACAAGTATCTTTGGTAAGAATGGCACAGAGTTCCTGTTTGCAGGCTTAAAGCACAACATTACCAAGATCAAGTCGTTTGAGGGTGTAGATGTTTGCTGGGTAGAAGAAGCACAGACTACCAGTAAGTCTAGCTGGGATACGCTGATTCCTACGATTCGTAAGGAAAACTCAGAGATATGGATTACATTCAATCCTGAGCTAGATACAGACGAAACCTATAAACGGTTCGTAGTAATGCCACCTAAGTCGGCAAAGGTAGTAAAGGTAAACTGGTCGGACAATCCTTGGTTTCCTAAAGTTCTTCAAGACGAAAAAGATGACTTGAAAGAACGAGATATGGACTCATATCTTAATGTATGGGAAGGCAATACAAGGCAGGTCTTGGATGGCGCTGTGTATGCTAACGAGCTACGCAAGGCACAAGAAGAAGATCGGATCAGAGATATACAAGTTGATAAGTCTATCCCTGTATCTACATTCTGGGACTTAGGCTGGGCAGACAATACAAGCATTTGGTTCGTGCAGACTGTGCCTGGCGGTGAGGTACGAGTTATTGACTTCTATCAAGACAATCAGAAAACCATAGATCATTATGTAAATATCCTTCAAAACAAGGGATATACATATAGGGATCATTGGCTGCCGCATGACGCAGAACATAAGAATATGACTGGTCGCAGCACAAAAGAGATTATTGAAAACATGGGGCTGCCGGTACGGATTACCCCTAAACTGTCTATTGCAGACGGAATAAACGCAGCTAGAATGTTGATGAATCGGTGTTACTTTGATACTAACCGTTGCGCTGAAGGTTTGCAGGCTTTACGGCATTACAGATACGCAGTAGATCCTGATACAAAGATGTTTAGTGATAAACCCTTACATGACCAACATTCCCACGCAGCAGACGCATGGAGATATGTTGCCGTAGGACTGGATGAAAAGCCCGATATGTGGGACAGACCATTAAAAATTAACGCAAAGTGGATAGTTTAAATATGGATGACAACAAGCTAAAAGGTATTCTAGAGGCAGAGATTGATAACTCAATCGGCTATGTAGATACCGAAACAACCGAAGCTCGTAGAAAGGCGCTGACCTACTACAATCGTGAGCCATACGGCAACGAGGTAGAAGGCCGTTCATCCATTGTTACTGGTGAAGTAGCTGAGGTAGTAGATGGTGCGTTGCCACAACTGTTGCGTATCTTTACCCAGTCAGACGAGTTATGCCGCTTTGAGCCTAAAGGCCCAGGCGATGAGGAAGGCGCTAAACAAGCTACCGAATACTGCAATCTAGTCTTTTTCCAAGACAATGATGGCGTAATCCTGATGCACAACTGGTTTAAAGACGCTCTCTTGCAAAAGAATGGCATTGTCAAATACTGGTGGGAAGATAGTGCAGATCCTACAAAAGAGAAGTACAAAGACCTATCAGTAGAAGAACTGCAATTGCTGTTTTCTGATGGCACGATGGAGTTAGTAAGCCAAGACATGAAGGAAGTATCTCCAGAAACTATTGATCCTATGTCTGGGATGCTGATTCCTGCTATTTACTCCTACGATGTAGTGGTAATGAAAAAGAAAGAGTCTGGCAGGGTCAAGATTCAGAATGTGCCGCCAGAGGAGTTCTTGATCTCCAAGCGTGATAAGACGATTAAAGATGCTCGGTTTGTAGCCCATCGCCTTAACATGACTCGCTCGGACTTGATTGCTGCTGGCTATCCTAAAGATGTAGTAGATGAGTTGCCTGCGTACTCAGACCTCACTTACACGCCTGAGCGCATTGCTCGATTTGATCGTGGCGAGATGCCGGATGAAACGCAATCATTAGACTTCTCAATGCAAGATGTAGAAGTGTTTGAGTGTTATATCCGCACCGACTACGATGAGGATGGCATTGCTGAACTGCGCAAAGTAACTTACGCTGGCTCAGAGATCTTAGATAACGAAGAAGTAGACCATATCCCATTCGCTAGTATTTGCCCAATCCCAATGCCCCATAAGTTCTTTGGGCAGAGCTTGGCAGACCGCAGCATGGACATTCAGTTGATTAAGTCTACGATTACTCGTCAGATCTTGGACAATATGTACCTGACCAATATGCCTCGTATGACGGCTATTGATGGTCAAGTAAACATGGATGACCTCTTGACCGTTGCTCCTAATGGGGTAGTACGCATGAAGTCGCAGGGCGCAGTACAAGCCTTGACCGTACCAGCAACCGCAGCCCAGTCGTTCCCAATGCTAGAGTATTTAGACTCGGTAATGCAGAAGCGCTCAGGCGTGGCACAAGCTGGTCAAGTGTTAGACCCAAGTATTTTGCAGAACACAACGGCTACGGCTATTGCGGCAATGCAACAGACTGGCGCAGGCCGCATTGAGATGATTGCTCGTATCTTTGCTGATACCGGTGTAAAGGACTTGTTTACAGGGATTTTCCACCTGCTCTGCAAGTACCAAGACAAAGAGCGTGTTATCCGTCTGCGTGGCAAGTACATCTCTATTGATCCTAGAGAGTGGGCTAATAACTACGATATGGAAGTTAATGTGGGCTTAGGTACTGGCAATAAAGATCAGCAGATGGCTATGGCAGCTATGGTATTGCAAAAGCAAGAACAGATTTTGCAGACGCAAGGCCCAGCTAACCCATTGGTATCTGTAGCCCAATATCGGGAAACGCTAGGTCGCTTTATTGAGGCAGCAGGGTTTAACGACTCTACCGAGTTCTTTAAAGAGATTACCCCAGAGCAAGACCAAATGTTGTCTAACCCACCGCCACAGCAACCACAGCAAGACCCAGCAGTAATGGCTTATATGCAGCAGGTACAGGCACAGATCCAAGGCGATCAAGCCAAGATCCAAGCCAAGATTGAGGCAGACCAACTCAAAGCCCAGGCAGACATTCAGTTGGCTAGAGAGAAGGCCATTGCTGAGATCCAGCTAGAGCGTGAGAAGGCTGCGGCACAGTTAGAGCTAAAGACTGCACAGTTTCAAGCAGAAACACAGTTAAAGACGGCTGAGATGGTAGCTAAAGGGATGCAATGAACAAAGCAGAAAGAGCTAGAAACTATTTGATGGATGAGTTCTTTATGGAGCTAGTAGATGCTCAGAAGGACTTGTACAAGTCTTACATATTTGGATCAGCAGAACACGATGTAGAAGGCAGAGAAAGAGCCTTAGTGAAGCTGAGAGCAATCGAAGAATTTGAAGCATCTTTACAATCACTCGTGCAGCAAAGCGAAATTGATAAGAGGCGGTTTAAAGTTTTTTAACTACCTAAAAGGTAAATAACATGAGCGACAACACCAACCCATCAGGGAGTGTAGATACATCTGTAAACGGTGCGGCTAACGCATTTATGTCTATTCTTGAGCCACGAAACGAGGAAGCGCAAGCTGACCCAGAAGTTCGTGCAAGCGATGATTCTGCTGAAGAAGCAGAAGAAGGCGAGTTCGAGCAATCGGATTTAAATGCGGAAGAAACTGAATCACAAGAAGAAGAAGTAGAGGAATCTCCCAAATACCGAGTGAAAGCTAACGGTGAGGAACTGGAGGTAAGCCTTGATGAGCTTCTGAACGGATACAGTCGAACTGCCGATTATCAGAAAAAGACTCAATCTTTAGCGGAACAGCGTAAGGCCGTAGAGGCAGAGCGCAGTAAGATTGAGGAAACAGCCAAGGTGCGTGATACCTATGCACAACGACTCCAAGTTATTGAGCAATTGCTACAACAGCAGTCGGGAACTGAGAACTTAGCGGAACTCAGAGAGAATGACCCTATTGCTTATGCACTAGCCATAGCAGATCGTAGTGAGAAGGAAAAGCAACTTAGCGCTATCCAAGCTGAACGCCAGCGAGTACAGCAAGAACAGGCACAAGAACAGTCCAAAGTATTGCAATCGCACATTCAGCAAGAGCAACAGAAGCTAGTAGAGTTGATTCCTGAGTTTAAGGATGAAGCCAAAGCCGAAGTAATCCGTAGGGATATTCGGTCTTATGCCAAATCCATTGGATTCTCGGATCAAGAACTAAGCCAAGTTTACGATAGTCGTGCTGTGTCAGCGCTCTACAAGTCTATGATGTATGACAAGCTAGTAGCAGGAAAACCTAGCACACATAAGAAAGTGCAGTCAGCACCTAAGACATTGAAACCAGGAACATCTAACCCTAAGAGTTCCGAATCTGAAGCAAAAAAGAAAGACTTTGAGCGCTTACGCCAATCCGGTAATAAGAAAGACGCTGCAAGGTTATTTGAACGATTTTTATAATTTAAAGGAATTAAATCATGGCTATTTATGATCGTTATGACGCCGTAGGCGCTCGTGAAGACTTATCCGATGTTATCTATAACATCTCCCCTACCGATACCCCAATCATGTCATCTATTGGCAAGACCAAGGCAACCGGTGTTTACCATGAGTGGCAGACTGACAGCCTCGCAGCATCTACTACTGCTAACGCATTGGTAGAAGGTGCAGACGCTTCTGCTGCTACTCTCAGCCCAACCAGCCGTATTGGTAACTACACACAAATCGTGGGTAAGACCATCCAGGTTTCGGGTACTTTGGAAGCTGTAGACAAAGCTGGTCGTAAGTCTGAAAAGGCTTATCAATTGGCTAAGGCCTCTGCTGAAATCAAGCGTGATATTGAAACCATCATCACTGCTAACCAAGGTCAAGCTGTTGGCGCAAGTGGCGCTACTGCTCGCCGTATGGGTTCACTCCTGTCGTACATCAAGACCAATACCAGCAAAAACGGTACTTCCGTAACTGGCGTTGATCCTACGACTATCGGTGTTTCAACCCGTACAGACGGCTCGACCCGTACATTTACAGAAACCATCCTCAAGGATGTTATCTCTAAAGTGTTCGTTTCTGGCGGTACGCCTTCAGCTTTGTTTGTTAGCCCAGCTCTTAAGCAAACTGTATCAGGCTTTACTGGTTTGGCAGCACAGCGTTATCAAGTGCCTACAAGCGGTCAAGCAACCATCCTAGCTGGCGCTGATCTGTATCAGTCCGACTTTGGTGTATTGCAGATCGTTCCTAACCGCTTTATGCGTACTCGTGATGCTCTCGTACTTGATCCTGAGTATGCAGCATTGGCTTACCTGCGCCCATTCCAAACTATCGAACTGGCTAAAGCTGGCGATAGCGACAAGACCCAAATCTTGGCTGAATTGACGCTTGAAGTTAAGAACGAAGCCGCTCATGGCGGTGCATTTGACTTAATCTGATAGTAGTAATGTAGAATAGGGGGTGGGGAAACTCGCCCCCTTTCTAGGAGATATAAATGTCTGATCTCGGTAAACGAGGTAATTTAGGTAATGTTGATGGAATAATAAAGACAGCCCATGCTGACGGTGAGGGTGGCCTTATTATTCATTCAGAAACGGATATGACTGATTTTGTAGATCATACAAAACGACAGTTTAATCAGCGTAGTGGAAAGACGGGATGGGGCGATCAGCCACTAGACCCTAGAAACAAGATAGCGGAACTGCCGCCATTGGTAATCGAAGATTTAAACAAGATGGGCATTATGCGTGGCTATCACATTGTTGATCCAAAAGGCATGGCTAAATGGCTCAATAACCCCGACAACAGGGTATTTCGTACTCGTGGGGGCAATGTATGAGAGTTGCTATTTGCATCCCAGCAAGAGGGCAGATGGAGGTTACAACCGCATTTGACCTGACAATGATGGCAGCTTACATGGCTGGCAAAAAGAATATAGACCTAAATGTATATACCTCGCAGGGTACGCTGATATTTGACCAGCGCAATAGCCTAGTACATACAGCAGTAATGGAAAAGTGCGATTACATTCTATTTATAGATGCAGATATGCGCTTTCCAAAAAACACTTTAGAGCGCCTTTTAGCACATAAAAAAGATATAATAGGCGTAAACGCTACTACTCGAATGATGCCACCTAAGCCTACCGCTAGGAATATTCAGATCAACGAAGATGGCAGCGTAGATTGGTTAGAAGTATTTTCCAACAAGGAAAAAGGTATTGGCAAAGTAGATGCAATTGGATGTGGCGTGATGCTGATTAAGACTTCATGCCTAAAAGATATACCTCAGCCGTACTTCTACTTTGAGCAGTTATTGAAGGGCAAGTTGTTAGGCGAAGATATTTACTTTTGCATAAAAGCAAAAGACGCAGGAATAGACACATGGGTAGACCATGACTTATCTATGGAGATAGGCCATGTCGGTTCATACACCTATGGGTGGGATGATATTAAGGACTAAATATGGCTTATACAAACTACACGGATTTGCAGGCTTTAGTTGCAAATTATCTTGGTCGAAGTGACTTAGGTACAATAATTCCTGACTTTATTCGTTTTGCAGAAACTCGCTTATCTAGGGAGTTGCGTACTCGCCAAATGCTTAAATCGTCTACCGCCTCCTTGACAGGTGGTGATCCACGGATTGCATTACCAGGCGATTTCCTAGAGATTAGGGATCTATTTACACAGGGCAATCCCCGTATGCCGGTAACATACTTGTCCCCTAGCGCCTTCACAAGAGATGCTAGGGCAGACGAGTCTGGGCTTCCTGTTTTTTATACTATCCTTACATCAGAGTTTCAGTTTGCTCCGCAGCCTGACACAGATTACACAGTAGAGATCTTATATTACGCTAGACCGCCAGTTTTATCAGCTACGCAGCCGTCTAATGTATTCCTAGCAAACTACCCAGATGTACTGTTATACGGTGCATTACTAGAGGCAGAGCCTTACTTAATTAATGATGTAAGAACGCAGACTTGGGCTACTTTGTATGATCGTGCTATCAAGAACATTGTTGATGCAGATCAAAACTCAGAGTATTCGGGTATTCCATTACAAATGAAAATCACATCCAGATAGGAAAAATCATGGCAGAAATTAGCAATTACTTAGAAAACGCTTTAATTAATGGCACACTACGAGCTACTACTTTTACAGCCCCAACAACCATTTATGTAGCCCTATTTACTAGCGATCCTACTGATGCTGGAACTGGCACAGAGGTAAGCGGCGGATCGTATGCCCGTAAATCTATTACATTTGGAGCACCTAGTGGTGGAGTTACCCAGAGCAATGCTGATGTAACCTTTGATACTTGTACAGCCTCTTGGGGTACGGTTAGCTTTGTTGGTCTATATGACGCACTAACAGGCGGAAACCTTTTGTACCATACCGCTTTAGACATTCCTAAAGTGATTGACACAAACGACATCTTTAAAATCAATTCTGGCGGCCTAACAGTTACTCTTTCCTAATATGATTACTATTAATTTTGAACTTAGCAGAGATGGTTATTCCTTCAAGGATGCTATCGTATTGCCTGTAGGACATGGCTTTACAGATGCTCAGATTGAAGAAATGAAACAAAAGCGGTTTGAAGATTGGTACGCTATTGTTACTGCTCCTCAACCAGAGGAAGTTATTGAAGAATCTGTTGATGG